CATGAAGGAAATGATGCCTGAAGCCTCGGCTTGCTGATGACGTCCCATGCGCGTTCCCTCCAGTATTTGCCATTCTAGCCTGTCGTTGTCCTACCATACGCTACAATGGAAACTCGTGTTCACCTGCACGTGCGGGAGTGCATGAACGGGCTGTAGCGCAGTTTGGTAGCGCGTCTGCTTTGGGAGCAGAATGTCGCAGGTTCAAATCCTGTCAGCCCGACCGGAAGCCTTGGAAACATTATGTTTCCAAGGCTTTATTTTTCTTGGCCGTAGGCTATCGACACGATTCGACACGATGACCGCGCAACCTCCGCGTCTAGACGGTCTTCAACTGTTCAGCGCGCAGCTCGCCAATCGCGTCCGCCACATCGTCCAATCGTTCCGGCCAGAGAGCCGTGTATGTGTTCAGCGTGATGCTGGGTGAGGAGTGGCCGAGCTGCATCTGTAGGGTCTTCACATCCGCGCCTTGAGCAATCGCAAAGCTCGCATAGCTATGCCTCAAACTATGGATGGTCACGCCCTCGTCCTCCATGCCGGCCAGTCGGACGGCCTTTCGCCAGACACGCGTCCGCCACGTGTTCGTCCACAGGTTCCCGCCTCTTGCCGCGCGGAACAGCCAGTCGTCGTCGCCCATGCCCTCCATCTGCCGTTCGATGGACGGTATGAGGAATCTGGGTATGGCGATGCTGCGCGGTTTGCCGTTCTTCGGCGTGCCCAGCACAAGCCTGCCTTTGCCGTCGTCGGTCCAAGTGCGGCGGATGCGCGCCCTGCGTGATTCCACATCCACGTCGCCGCATTTGAGTGCCAGCGTCTCGCCAATGCGGGCACCGGTGTATGCCTGCCAGCGGACGATCAGCCCGTCTACCGGCCGTCCTGCCCGTTCGGCCATGCCGGCCAGCAACTCCACCTCCTCGACGGTAAGGAACACCATGTCGTCATCGGATTGCGTGATGCGCGGCACGGTGACCTTTTCAATGGGGTTCTCTCCGATCCAGCCGTGCTCCAAAGCGAATTCCATGACACCGCCCATGACGACCTTGACGATGTTGCGGATGCTGCGTGGACTCAATGGCTTCGATTCGCGATCGTCCTGCAGTTCGGCGGGATACCCGCCTTCGGTGAGCTGCGTGACCCACTGTTGCAGTTCGTCGCGTTGGATTTCCCTCAGTGTGCGATCGCCCCACTTGGGGTTGATATAAACGCGCAATTCGCGGCGGTATCTGCCCAAAGTGCCCTGTTTGATATCCATCTTGCCGTCCGTCCATTCGGAGGCAACGTCCCGGAAGATGCGTAGTTCCTGCTGCGGGTCGCGGTATTTGCCGCGTCTGATGTCGTCCTCGATGGCCGCTGCGTATTCCTCAGCGTCACGGAGCTTGGCGAAGTTCCGTGATTTCTGGACGCGTTTGCCGTCTCGAAGCGTGTACCAGCGGCATCTCCACCGTGAGCCTTGGCCGTACAGCGCGGACCGCCATTTGCCGGGCACATTGGCTTTCATCGGATCCTTCGCATTGGCCAGCGACTGTTTCGCGGCCCTGCTGGGCGGGTTGCCGTCCTCGTCGTTTTTGAGCCATCTGTCGTCTACGAACGCTCTGGCCATGGTTGTCTCTTTCCGAGGATCCGCGCTACACTGTGCGTGGAACCTCATTTTGGTGAAAACGGAAATGCTGATTGTTGGTTCCTTGGGTTCCGTCCGACTGTGTTCGGGCGGGACCCTTTTTTGTTTCCCGTCGCGGTATGTGGACGCTGAACTTCTTTTATTGCACGCACACGCCGGAATCGTACAACAGCTGCCGATAGTCCGACAGTACTTGGATGGTGACGCCCAATTCCACGGCCATCATCCACGTATTGCCTTCGTATATCTGCTCCACCATGCCATAGTCCACGGGACTGATCAACGCCAGCGCGGTCTCCCTGCGACACCGGCGCTCGCACTTCAACCCGTATTGGCTACCACAGCCTGGATCGTGGTGTTTCGCGTGGATGAGCTCATGGCACAGCGTGCAACGGCGCTGGCGCTGGTTGAGCCAGTCGGCCAGCAGAATGAGTTTGTGTCGATCGTCGTATAGGCCGCATATGTCACGGGGAAGGTCGCGTGACATGACTGACAGACCCATGGATTCCGCGTTCCGGTGAAGCTCCGCGATGGTCTTGTTATCCACATTCCTCTCTTCCGGAAGTATTGTTTTTCGAGAAGTACTTTTTTGCTGTTTGTCAAGTTCTGCTTGACAGTTGGAGTGTCGTATGTGATGCTTGAATCAGCTCATCTACCGAGTTGTAGAAGGAGTCTCCAGGGTCGCTGCGGCGGCCCTTGCTTTTTATTGAACGCAATTCCCGTTCAAACTTGACTGATCATATTCTTTCAGAAGTTTGTTGAAGCTATGATCATGGTCGACGTAGTAGGCGGTGACCAACATGCAGTAGCCTCTGTCCTTATGTGGTTCCAGCACGACTAGATACCGTTCTGATTCAATGAGGATATATAACCTATCGCGGCCATGCTTATGCTTCCTCCAGATTAATGGCGCATCACATACCTCATAATGGCATTGCGGACAATCCTTTGCGTTGTCAATCGTCTTCCGTGGAAACCTGATCCGCTCACATCTACGCAGATCGACATTCCTCTCGCCGGTTGTGTAGTCTTCGACGCTGGTGATGTGGAAAAACCCAGCCCATTTTCCGTCGGTCTCCTCTTTCTGGCGGCGTACGGAAACTCTGAGGCCGTCGAATGATGGATGTGAATCTATGAAGTCATGTCTGAAGATTGCATAAATCCTATCCTCATATACGGCAAAGTCTTCTATCGGGGATTTGGTTACGAGCTCCGGTGTCCAATGCGGTGTCATGCGTTCCGTCCTTCCCAGACGAAGATGTTGAACTTGCGCGTGCCCAAGGTCGTTGACTGGGTGAGTCGGAGCTTTGATCTCATGCGTATGTAGTCGATGATTTCAGCTTTCGCGCCTGATGGTTGGGGGATGGTCGTCCGGTTCGCCCTGCATACGGCTCCGTTGATCACGTCGGTGATTTGCATCATTTGCACTTCGTCTGAACGGATTGGTTGCACTTTCTTGATGCATTCGTGGTTGAAGTCGTAGTGGCTGTTTGCTAGCACTTCCTCCAGTTTCTCGGTACGTTGCGCGGAGTGCGTGTCCTTGATGTCCACGTACACGTTGTAGGTGTTCGTGGAATCGAACAGCCTGTTCAGCATGGTGAAATACATCTTGTAGTACCAATCGTTGTGTGACTGGGACCATGCCTCATGATTCAGACGTGTCTTCTTGGCCACCAGAACACGGAACCTCATGTCGTCATCCAGGAAGAAGCAGTTCAGCAAATCCTTGTACAGGTCGATTTTCGGCATGCTGGCCTTCGTCCACTTCACTTCCGTGCGTGCCTTGACACCGTAACGTGCCTTGATCTGGAGAATATTCTCTGTGATTTCCTGCCTTTTATCCTTGGGTATAATGAGGGCTCCAAGGACCATCACGTCGCTGTCGTCATGTTCCAGATGACAGCTTTCATCGCAATACAGGTTGTATTCGGTCATTCGTGTTCCTTTCAATCCATTAATCGTCCGGCGTTTCGGCTTCGAGGCGTGCGTTCGAATCCCTGTTGGCGGCCACGTCGTAGTCTTCGGGGTGCGCGGCGATACGGTCGATGGGATCATCGGTGATCCGGGACTCGCGCTCGCGGGCCTTGTAGGCGCGGGCGGCCTCGCTGGAGATTGACCCACAGGCTGCCGCGACCAGGGAAAGAGCGTCCGGAAGCCCAAAGAGTGGAGCGAGTCTGTCTAACTCGCTGATTGCCCAACTTCTTTTACCGAGTACTCGGTCGCTGACATAACCTTTTGATCGTCCTTCAAGAGCCTTGGAGAGGTCGGCCTGGGTAATGCCATTGGCTTCCATTGCTTGGCTGATATATTTGCAAATCACCAGATCGGTGCGTGTTGTGCTGCTATCCATAGCGATGACTGTATTCGAATTTTCGGGAAGTTACATCTTTACACCGTTCGGCGTGTCGAATTTGCCATACCGAATATTCGGGAGTACATTGAAAGCATGTTCACCGAATATCCGGTAAACGTCGAACAAAGTCCCGAATATTCGGGGAATGGAGGTGATGTGACAAGCAATGAATACGTGACACAGGCAATAAAAGTCAGGATGGCTCGACTTGGAATCACTCAATCCGACGTTGCCGATGCAGTTGGAATCAATCGAGTCGTCATGAATCGATACATGCGCAATCAACGGGAATGGCCGATTCGCGTTCTCGACAAGATTGCTCCGGCATTGAAATGGCAAGACGGTCTTGACATCTTCATTGCAGCAAATTCAGAAGAAAAAGAACCGCAGCCGGCGCTCGCCGAAGTGTGAATCGAAAGGAGAATCCGAAATGAGCATCAATATTCCGGCCGAGACACCGGACGAATCCACGAACCCGATTTCCGTTGAGGAGTTCGAACGCCTGCACCCGGCGATGCTGGGCGCGATAAGAAAAGCCGTCCGCGAGGAACCAGCTCGAACGGTTATCGGAACAGTGGGCGACGACAGGAGGAGCCACCTGTCCAGCCTTGACCTGCGAGGAATCGGCATCGAGGTCGGACGGCAGTTGTCGGCCCGCGACATGACGACTGAAGTCATGGGCTCGATTCTCGAGCACATCAATCAGGCCGCGGACCGACTAAGCACGGAGATACAGGAACTCCGTTCAGAACTTATCCGAGAGCACGTCGAGACAGTAGGCGGCGGATGCCATGGAAGCATCCATCGAATCGAATCCCTTGGCGAGGAGGGAAAGCCCTTGGCACAGGGCTCTCATCCTCTCGTCGGGATCGGACGTTTCAGCGGCCTTCCCGAACACGGCGCTCGCCTTCGCGAAATCGGATCCATTGCTCATATTCTCACCTCCCTTCTTTGCGTGGGTCTGCTCATTCTCCCACTCGGCAGGAAGGGCCTCAAATGAGAGTGCTTCGAAAAAGCAAGCGGCGCTCGCCGAAGAGTGAATCGAAAGGAGAATCCGAAATGAGGAAGATGAAGAGATCCGACGTTCGAGAATGGATTCCAGGTGAACCGCTCGAACGGGTCGACTTCGGCAACGGCTGCACGGGGATGGATAAGAGCATTCCGAAAGAGCCGGGGAACGCTGGCGATTTCAAGCGTCTCATCTGGAAATGCCGCACCATCGAAGCGGACGGAGGGCCATGCCTTGATGTGCTTCCATCCGAATACTGGATTGACGACGTGAAGCAGGCCGGCTATTTCGATGTGGTCACCGACGAATCAAGTTACGGCCCATGCAGCTTCGGTGATGCGTGGTTTTATCTCGCTGGCGTTGATGCGGGATGGCATCTCGCCCGCAGGAAGCGTCATTCCGGTTTGTGTGCGACCTTGCGTGGCATATTCGATTCGTTGACTCATCGCCACGAGAACGCGACTGATGCAGAACCGTTGGTTACGGCCTCGAAGCCCTCTCGCGAATCTGCCGAACACTCTTCGAGCTGCGGTTCCACGCCTCCTTCTTTATCTCGGTCAGAGATACACGAATCTTATGACTGCGCGACATGTGGGACGACCGCCACTCAATCTCGAAATCATCGGGAAGTAGCAGCACCGCATTCTCGCCGGTGAAGCCGGTATGGCAGATCTGATTCGGTCTCAACCGCTTGGCCAACAGCGGCGTATAGGGGCTTGTTCCGAACGTTGCCTGAGGTGGGATTCGGACGTCATACATCGTCAGAGGTCCAACAAGCCGGAAATACACGATGCTGTTCGACGTGGAATCAAGAAAAGGCTCCAAATCGGTTTGGGACAAATCGTCCCTACGGCGAATGGAGTGGATTTGAAACTGCTGCAGAACGTTCCACGCCAAAGACGCTCCGGCGATGATGGTCGAAGCCCAGCCTGCCGGATCCTCAAGAAAACTATTCACAAACTCGATTCTAGGGAGAATCCAATGAACAATGAAATCCAGAAGTTCGATTTCAAGGGCGCCCCATTGCGTACCCTGACCGATAAGGCGGGGGAGCCCTGGTTCGTCGCCAAGGACGTATGCGACATCCTCGGGACAGATACAAGGGACTTACACAAGATTCTTGAGTCTGATGAAATCACCAATGTGGATAGTATCCACATTGCTCAGAATGGCGGTAAAGCTCCGCTCATCATCTCCGAGCCTGGTCTTTACCGTCTTGTGATGAAGTCTCGGAAGCCGGAGGCCAAGGAATTCCAACGTTGGGTGACGCACGAGGTGCTCCCGCAGATCCGCAAAACCGGCGGTTATATCGCGGCGTCCGAGTCGGATTCGGATGAGGACATCATGGCCCGTGCCGTGCTCGTCGCACAGAAGACCATCGAACGCAAGAACCAGCAGATCGCCGCGCAGCAGTCGCGTATCGACGAACTCCAGCCGAAGGCGTCCGCGTGGGACAACTTCGTGGACATTCCGGACGCGCTTTCCGTGCGTGATTCCGCGAAGCTGCTCAGCAATCTCGGTAGGCCGGTCGGGCAGACGGAACTGTTCGAATGGCTTGACCGGCATGACTGGATCTTCCGTGAGAACAAGCATTGGTCCGCGCGTCAGAGCCGTATCAACGCCGGGCATCTGATGATGGTTCCGTCGAAGTCTCATGGGACGCACAAGGACGGGACTCCGTTCGCGTTCCCGCCGACGGTGAAGGTCACGAGGGAGGGTCTTGCCCTGATCGCCCGCCGGTTCGGCGAGGAGACGCTCCAGCTCGAATATCCGAAGGCGGGTGCGTGATGCCGGTCGACAACTCTCTTATTCCGTGCCGTATCGACAAACCGAATCCGTTCGAGGCGATGTTCGCGCTGATCTACATGGGTGTCGGAGCGTTCTGCCTGATTGCCGGCCTCCGACGGATGGAACGTTGGGAGATCCTTTTCGGATTCGCGATGCTGATGGTCGCCTCGCAGGCATCCAACAGGTTTCTCGCACGCAAGCGGCTCTACGAGGACTGCTTGGTGTTCTGCAAGCCGCCGGAAGTCACCCGGGAAGCTGAAGGAAAGATGCCCCGGACGCGACAAGCTGACGGGCGCCCTCGGAAAGAAGCGCTGAAATGAACGGTTTCGCTATCTTGCTCTTAAGGTTCTCCCATACCGTGGGCTTCCCGGTTTGCGATTCCGCCATGTACAGCACTCCGAACAGGACCTGCAGGGAGACCTTCAGGTCGAACTCTTTCCCGGCCGCGTATTCGTCGAGGTTGCGTCTCGCTTCGGAGATGAGGTCCAGTATGTACACGCGCAGCGATGGCGGCAGACTGTCGTCCTCTCGGACCGCCTTCAACGCCTCGTCCAGGAACTCGGAGATTGTCTTGCGTTCCTCTTCGGCGATGGAAATCGGTAGCGATGGCGACTTGTCGGCGATGATCTCCAATGCCTGCGCCTCGGCCGCATCCAGAGGGACATCCCGTTGCTGGGAAGTCGAGAAACCGGCCCAGTATCCGGTTCCCGAAGGATTTGTGTATGACTCCCACAGTTTCTGCCATATCTGCGGCATGACGCTTTTCGTCGTGCCCAACCGTCTGACATTCATCTTGATCAGATTGTCCAAGCACGTTTCGGCGTCATGCATCCTGCTGAACGATGTGGATATCCCATCGTCGAATCCATCGTCCCTTTCCTCGATCTTGAAGAACTGCAGCATGTACTCGGCTGGGTTCATTGATTCTTCTCCTAACTGTTCGGCCCGCACGTCGCATATGCGGGATGACACCGATTTTAGGAGGGGGCCGGGCGGTTCTCCTAACGCCGCCCGGCGTTACATACGCAAAGGAGGCGCGTGATGGAAGACGATACGACGTTCGCTGCGCTCGCTGAGGTCCTGAAACCGATGAACACGACGAAGGACATCGCGGACCGTTGCGGCATCAAGGAGGGCACCTTGGCGTACTGGCGTGGTGCGGGAATCGGCCCGAAGTTCGTGAAGGTCGGACGGACCGTCATGTATCCGAAGGAGCCGATGATCGCCTACTTCAAGGAACACCTCTACCAGAGCACATGTGAATACGAGGGAAAGGAGTCGGCATGAAAACGATTCGCAAGGCCTGCGTGCAGGCAGTGTTCGACGAGTTCGAGACCCAGGGCGAAATAGTCCACCCATTCAAGGACGGGGATGCGGAGGCCATGAGGCCGCTCGGCCACATCGCCGGCTACATCGACCTCGACGTCACCGGAATCGTGGACCTCATCATCGACACGATCAACAAGGAGCTGTGATGACACTCAGGAGAATCGACGCGGAAACGCTGCTGACGCCACCAGTACCGCCGAGGGGCACGGTGATCATGTTCGGTTTGACCGGCTATGCGATTCGCGTCACGGGCAAGGGCGCCAGCCTCATGGCACTCGACGTCGACGGAAGCCAGGAGCTGGCGAGCATCGGGAAAGACCAGGCAAGGAAATTCATTCAAAGCATCGGAGGCGCAAGATGACGGACAACGATTATCGCATTGAGGACAGGTTCGAAAAGGGAAGGCCGAACTACACGCTCAGGCGTTTGAAGTTCACGCTGGCCGTGGTCGGCCTGGTCGTGAGCGTGACGCTCATGCTCACCTGGCATGACTCGTGGAACATGGCCGGCGCGCTGCTGGTCGAGGGCGTGTATCTCGCCACCGCGTTGTGGCTGGTGGTGCGGTTCGCGTCCAGGGACGACGACTGAGGGGAGTGACCGATGAGGGAGATTCTGCCGCATTGGCATTTCAGTCCGAACGCTCCGGTCAAGGACGTCGACACGAAGAAGATGACGAGTGGTGACAGGGCGGTGGCCGGCGCGTGCCGTCGGGCGATGGAGACCGAGGCGTGGAAGGAGCTGGTGATCCTCGAATCGTTGGGCGTGCGTTTCAACGGACTGGTGGGCCGGTTCGTGTCCGAGGTCGCCATGCCGGTGTTGGAGGTGATGCCTGATGACAGTTTCCATCAGGGCGCTGCCGCGCAGTTGACGCACATGGTGAAGACCAAGGATGGTGGCGAGACCATCCGCATCATCAAGACTCTCGCCGTGAAAGGTAGGTTCTAATGGCTGGTGAGACGATTATCGCGGTGGTGGGCAATCTGACCGCGGATCCGGAGATTCGTACCACTGGTAGCGGCGCAGCCGTTGCCAGCTTCACGATTGCCTCAACCCCGCGCACCTGGAACCGTAACACGAACCAGTTCGAAGACGGTCAGGCTTTGTTCATGCGCTGCTCCGCGTGGCGCGACATGGCCGAACATTGCGCGCAAAGCCTGGCAAAGGGCATGCGTGTGATCGCCCAGGGCAGGCTGACGCAGCATTCATGGGAGGACGAGCAGCATCAGAAACGGTCGAGCGTGGAGTTGCAGGTCGATGAGATCGGGCCTTCCTTGAGATATGCGACCGCGCAGGTGACCAAGGCGCAGCGTGGCACGGCTGGAGCGTATGGCAATCCGTCCTCCGCTCCGGCGGGCTATACGGGCGGAGCCACCGCTGCCGGTGCCTCGTTGCCGCCGTCCGACCCGTGGGGCTCGCCACAAGGCGAATCGTCATCGTTCGGTGATTTCGGCAAGCCGGAATCGGAACCGGAATTCTAAGGATGAATCATGAGCCTTCAAGCATTGACATGGGTGATATACGAGGTGGCCTCGGACATCAAGTATTCGGATTTCCGTGTGCTTCTCATCCTCGCCGACATGGCCGACCAGCAGGGTCGTGGCGCGTGGCCGAGCAGGAGCACGATAGGCCGGTTGGCCGGATGCAGCGTGCGCACCGTCTCCTACGCGTTGAAGAACCTCGAAGCCTCCGGGCTGATCAGCAGGGGAGACCAGCGCATCGTCTCCAACCTCGGCGGATACAAGCCGACCGTCTGGAACCTCAACATGGGCAGGAGTGCAAAAACTGCACCCCTCGAAACCGCCAAACAAGCAGTGCAACATGACTGCACACCACCAGTGCAAACAGATTGCACACCACCAGTGCAACGAGGGGTGCAAAAACCAGCGGACAGGTGTGCAAACAGCAGTGCAACATGTTTGCACAAGAACCCAACTAAGGAAGAACCGTATATAGAACCTAGAGAGAGTAACGCGCGCGCGAGAAAACAAATCACAATACCAGCCGACTGGAAACCCTCTGAGGAACACCGGGCGCTCGCCGACCGGCTCGGCATCGACTGCGACATCGAGGCCGACAAATTCCGCGACATGGCCCTCGACTCGGGAGCCCGCTCGGCCGACTGGAACGCGAAATACCGCAACTGGCTCGTCAAAGGCAAGGAACGCGGATTCGCCACGCCAAAGGATTCCAACGCTCGCCGACGGTTCACGTGGGGTAGTGAAGAGGTCAAACGCGTGCTCGGCCCGATAGCCTGCGAGGGCACGGACACGTACATGGAGCTCGCATGCAAGGTCGCGGACCTGCTCAACCAGGGCGTGGACCCGGACATGCTGCGCCGTCAGCTCGCGAACGTGCCCGGCGACGTATTGGCCGAACAATTGTTCGAACAGGAGGCGGCGGCATGAACGCCATGACCATCGCACACATGGCCGGCATCCTCACCTCGGCCATCCAAGCCGCGGACCGATTGGAACTCGACGCGCTCAAAGGTCCGGCGCTCGCCGATATGGACCTTGACCGCATCCGCGATATCAAACGCGACTGCTCGACCTGCATCAGCCTGCTCGAACAAATCGGAAGGGAACAACGATGAGCGACCGGCAATTCCAGGAATCGAAACACGTCGCCTTGCAACGTCAGGGCTGGCATTGCATGCGTTGCGGACGCAACCTGCACGACCCGACCGTCTGGCCGGGCAGGAGCGGCCACCACCGGCAGTTGCGCCGTCGAGCCAACCAGGCCATGCGCGACCTGCCGTGCAACATCGTCGAACTGTGCGGGTCCGGCACGACCGGCTGCCATGGTTGGACGCACGCGCATCCGGCCGAGGCGGAACGGTTAGGCTACATCATCCCGAGTTGGCGTGGTCCGCTCAGCGTGCCGATACGCGACTGGAACGGCGACTGGTGGTGGCTGCTGGATGACGGCACGGCGCAACGGCTCACGCAAATCGAAATCATCGAATGGCAAAGCAATTGGAAGGAAGAATCATGAGGAAACAGGACAAAGACCGGAATGGGAAGCCGGAGGCGCTGCTCTGGCTCGACTTCGAAACGACCGGCACGGACAGGAATGACAGTCTGCCGTTGGAGGTCGGCATGGAATGCACCGACGTGCTGGGCGAACATTCGTTCGGATCCCTGCACCGCATCATCAGACCGGACTATCTCGACCTGTTGGACATGGGCCCGGTCGCGTTCTCGATGCACACGGACAATGGATTGCTGTTCGAGCTGTTGAACGGCTCCGCGCACGACGACTGCGTGGATGCTGTGGCGAACGCAGTGGAGGAGTATCTCGACTCGCTCTCGCAACGGTTCGCCCTGGTTCCGGCGGGCACGAACGTGGATTTCGACATCGACTTCCTGAAACGTCTCGACATGAACCCGGATAGGTGGCTGTCCTACCGCAAGTTCGACCTGACCACGCTCCGCCGCTACCTCACGTTCCTGGACTGCCCCGAAGACCCGTACGGGACGCATTCCGGCACGCATAGGGTGCGCGACTGCATCCGACGCGACATCAACGACTACAAGTGGTACCGCAAGCTTCTGAAGGGAGCATGGTGATGACCGTGGCCGCCATGATGCTCCTGTGCGCGGCCGTCCTGGTCGCTTGGATGGGAGGCAGGTCATGACGGTCCAGGCGCACACGACGTGGCAGTACCGGAATCCCGCCGACCTGATCGGCCGTCGATGCATCGCGCTCACCCACAATGACGTCACGTTGGACGGCCCATTGGATCTGATCCGGTTGAGCCCGGTCCACGCGGTCCTGAAATACCGAGGCATCGGCCTGCATGTCATCGACTGCGACCTGCGCCACCATACGAACAAAACCTCGGACGGCATCCGCGCCGTCGTCATCACGGAAGGCAAACCATGACAAACACCACATCGCATGCCAGGAAATGGCATAGGACCAGTCCATGCCCCTACTGCGGCACGAGGAAGCCAAGCATCGAACCATACGCCAGCATCATCGGAACCACGGCGCATTACGTATGGATAGCCAAATGCCGCGGATGTCCGAACGCCATCTGGATCAAAACACCGGACGACAGCATCAAAACCGCGATACGCGGATGGAACCGATACGCCAACGGCGGATGGCGCAAACACTAGGAGGAAACGAAATGAGAAAAACAACACGCATCACACTCGCCATCACCGTCATATGCATGGCGCTCGCCGGATGCGGGAGCGCGTCGGAGTCTTCCACGCCAGCGCATGCGGTCAGGTCCATCGAATCGCAGTGCTCCCAGGACGAAGACGGAGACTTTCGTGAATGCGTCATCACCCTGACCGACAAGAGGAAAGTGGACTGCGTCGTCTACTCGGGCTACAAGAGGGGCGGCCTGTCCTGCGACTGGAGACATGTGAGCGGAGCCGACAAGGAGCCGGCAAGATGAGCTACCAGGAAATCCATGAGTGGTACGTCATCTGCGACGAGTGCCACACAAGATTTTTCGTCGGTGATACGACCGAAGAGGACGTCGACAACGAGGCCGCCGACCACGGCTGGCAATGTGACGAGCTCCAAGGCAGGCACTACTGCCCTTCCCACTGGCATCTCGAATGTCATGACTGCGACGTCACCGACAGTGGAGCGCCGGACGAACTGGAAGCCGCGGGATGGCACATCGACCGAGATTATCCATGCGACAGCCTCTGTCCGAACCACCGCCATCTCGCATGCCGCGAATGCCGCAAGTGGGACGTCGGACCGCTGCACCGGCTCGAATACGACGGATGGCAGACCAACTCCACCGACCCCAACGACAGCCTCTGCCCGGAATGCGCCAAAACAAAGAAGGACACGAAATGAGAATCAATTTCAACAGCAGGATGGCGTTTTCGCCATCAAAGCCGAAAACGAAGAGGAAAAAACCCAGCTCAAAACGTCGGCGGTCGCCATCTGCAATCTCATCATCGATTTTTTCGACGGTGAAGTCCAAGAAATGAAGGCGGCGAAGGAATGAAACGCATCACACTCAAGGACACAAAATGAGCAATCGAAGTTATTTGGTGCCAAGGCCGCCAGCGTTCGACCATGAGCATCCCAGACCGAAGGAGGAAGGCGAGGTGCTGTACTGCGGAAATTGCCAAAAATGGTACGTATCATGGTTTCCCCTCACCGAAGTCAAAACCATATGGGGCCGCCGCCCCGAATGGTGGATACGCATCTTCCACCGCAAACCATACGAGACGATCATCCAGCAAATACGAAGGGAAACGAAATGAAAGTCAAGAAAACCCTCATGGACATGATCATCAAATGGCATCAGGCCGGATACAGCCTCGATGAGATCGCGCCAACTGATGCCACAAGTCCCCAAAGAGGAAATCAAAGCAATCATCCAACACACCCGCGAATAACAAGAAACCCGACCTTCCGGCCGGGCTCCTGGCATCACCACAAACCAGACTACACCCGCCGGAGGGAATCGAACAAATGAACGAACCAACCAACGAATCCCAACCAACACCAAACCAGACACAACCAGCACAAACCAACCAACACAAGCCAGCGCTCGCCGGCATGTGCCGAGTGTGCGGCGGGGAGTGCCGTATCCAGGCCACGATGTGCGACAAGTGCGAGACCGCTTTGAGGGGATGGATCCACGACTATCCGTCATGGATCCAAGCCCTGCGCGAGTTCCTGGATTCGACGGCGCATTACGGAGGCCACCAGCCTGGACGTGTCAACCTGCAGTCCGCGCCCACGCCGATCAGACTCTCGGTCGTTGACCATCTGCAGGAGATCGAGGATGCGGTGACGGCGTTGTGGTGTCGATTGTATGCGCCGCCGGCCATGCCATGGGTCACAAGCATCGCGGTCCCGTCCATCGTCGACATGCTCAAGGCATGCTGGTCATGCCAGCGGTTGAACCGACTGCCGGACATCGGTTTGATCTGGCATGACTGGGAGCGGTTGGCGCGCAAGACGCTGGCCATCATCGACGTGCCACCATCCAGGCACGGCATCGGCAGGTGCCTGAATCCTCTGTGTGGAGTGGAGCTGAGTGCGGAGGTCGGCGCGGTGAGCGTTGATTGTCCGGTGTGCGGCAACGCTTATCGCGTGGTCGATGTGCGATTGGGTTTCCTGCGGGAGTGCATCGAATCGGGCAGGGCGTTCACGGCGGGGGAGTGTGCTGAGCTGCTGCGCGAATGCGGGTTCCAGTGCAATGCGAATACGATTCGCTCGTGGCGTAAGCGTGGCAGGCTTCAGCCGGTCGGTGAGAACGATAAGGGACGGCCATTGTACAGGCTTTCGGACGTGCATCGGCAGGTGCTGCGGCGCGATTCGATTTGACAAAATCGAAAGTGCAACGCAGAATTGTCAGTGGATTAGAGGGTTCAAACCGAGGTGACTTGGTTTGAACCCTTTTCATATCCGCCATGGATTCTCCTAACTCCCTGTGTTGCAGTCCCGTCCTGTCCGAACGGCATATCGGACACGCTCCGCCCACTCCCGTCAGAGTGGGCATACCTCAATGTGGCAGGCAAGCCAATCCCGTGCTTCCGTGATGCGGTGATGCTCAAACCGCCTGTCCATGCCTTCGTAGAAATCAGCGGTAGATCGCACTGGCCACGAGTTCTTAAACTCTTTTCCTTGCGGCCACGTGTATGCGCGGGTTCGAATCTCGCCGAAGGCACTTAAGCGTAGAATCAATGGCATGGCTTCAAGAATCTGCTGGCACTGTCATCAAGTTGCGCACATGACCAGAATGGGCGACTCATATCAAACCGATAAGGATTCGATTTGGGCCGCTTTCTTCAAATGTGATTATTGCGGATATCCGAATATCGCATTAATGGCTGCGTATGTAGACGATGGCTTTGATCGTTTCGATGCGAATTCGGTATTTTCTAAGAACGACGGGAGCCAACCGTTCGTTTGGCTCCCAGATGAGCCTTTAGGAAAGGAGTTCGAAGACGTGCCGCAACATATCGCAGATGCTGCTAGCGAGGCATATGCCTGCTTTAGTATTCGTTCCTATCGAGCTGCGATCCTTATGGCCCGCAGCGTACTTGAAGCGACGGCCAAAGACAAGAAAGTGACGAAAGGCAATCTCGCTTCGAAAATTGATGAGCTGGCAGCCAATGGCGTGATTAGCGAGCAGATTAAAGATGAGGCGCATGAGATACGTTATCTCGGCAATGACATGGCTCACGGCGATTTCACTGAACCTGTCAGTGAGGAGGATGCTGATGATATGCTCGGATTTCTTGCAACGTTTTTGAATTATGTCTATCAGATGCCTGCCGCTATAAGACGGCGGCAGGAGGCGCGCAAGAACAGGCGTGCGAATCCGAATGTTTAAGGATTCCGGGGTATGAAACAATCCCCAGTAGTGGCGTTAAGCAATCCGGGAGGGGTAGTAACCGGTATTCGCAGATGATGGGGAGCCTACAAGACGCGGGAGTGTCCATATACGGGAGCCCTATACCGGCATTCCAGCAAGCCAACGGCGAAGATAGTCATTGACAAATCCATAACGCCCCAGGCCCCATACACGTGGGAGGCCACATGAGCAAGCGGCGCAACGAGCGCGTCAGTAACGGCTGGCGGCGCAGACAACTCAGGGCAAGAGTGCTAGCCGCATACGATGTGTGCGCCATCTGCGGCAAGCCAGTCGACAAGACATTGAAGACACCACATCCGATGAGCGCCGAAGTAGACGAACTCATACCAGTCTCACGAGGCGGCGATCCATACAGCTTCACTAACTGCAGGCTCACTCACCGCATCTGCAACAGGATGAAGAGCGACAAGACCGACGAACACGCACGAGCGCTGCTGGCCGGCAAGCAGACCATCAAACCAAGCTCGATGCCGTTCAAAACGTTCGGCATCTGACTCCGATACCAGGGCGGGGACCCGGGTACACCCCCTCCCGGTCGCCTCGGGTGCAGTGCCGATTTCTCCCCGCGGATTCAAACGTCGGAAACAGGGGAAACAACGAAAGGTCGGAAAGCGAGGATTACGCCGATGAAGTGCGAACTCTGCGGCAAGGAATTCCAGCCTTCCGGCCACGGGCGGCCTCAGAAGTACTGTTCCAAGTCCTGCCGCCAGAAAGCCGATTATCGTCGGAAAAAGAACCGGCCCGCACAGGACCGGAACAGTAAGCCGCCCGTCAAAGCCGTGGAAACGAAACAGAAGCCGGAAAGGGATCTCGACCAGCGGAGCTTCGAGAGGATGATGGACGGCAGCATGCTGGACATGCTGCGCGCCAACCGCGACCGACTGCAGAAGGCCATGGATGACACGTCCACACCGGCAAACGCACTGCCCGCGATCAGCCGCCAGCTCATCGACGTATGCGAACGCATCGAATCACTCCAGGGCGGAGGTCTGACCGACCTGTTGGACGATGAGGAAGACGAGGTGACGGACGATGTCGGAGCGTCGATTGTCTGAGATCGCCAAGGTCCTGCGCCAGCCGGAAGGCATCGTCGGCAGCGAGTTCACGCGAATCAACAAAGCTGCGCGCAAGGCCGGCATCCGTTTCGACTTGTGGCAGCAGGGCTTCTTGTGGCTTCTGTTCGCCAAGAACGCGGAAGGCAAGTATGCGTGTGGCGCGGACGGCGCCGTGCTGTCCAGCTGCAGGCAGATCGGCAAGACCTTCACCGTCGGCACCGCGTTGTTCCTCAAGGCGATACTCACACCGAACCTGAAAGCCATCTGGACCGCCCACCATACGCGCACCAGCGACGAGACATTCGCGGACATGTGCGAGATGGAGCATAATCCAGTGCTCGGCCGGTACGTGGAACGCATTCGCAGAGCAAACGGCCAACAGGAGATCACGTTCACGTCCGGCAGCCGCATCATGTTCGGCGCCCGCGAAAACGGTTTCGGCCGAGGATTGCACAGCGTGGACGTGGCCGTGTTCGATGAAGCGCAGATCCTCACAGTGCGCGCGATGGACAACATGATTCCGGTTTTGAACACGAGTCCTAACCCCCTGGTCGTGTATATGGGCAATCCACCCAAGCCGGGAGACCAGTGCGATGCGTTCACGGAGAAACGCATGCACGCGCTGAACCATGACGGGAACCTCCTCTACGTGGAGCTTGCCGCCGACAAGGACGCGGATTCGGACGACCGCGAACAGTGGGCTAAAGCGAATCCCAGCTATCCGAAACGTACAAGCGAACAGGCAATCATGCGCATGCGCAACAACCTGTCGGAGGATTCGTTCCGTCGTGAGGCGCTTGGCATATGGGGCGAGACCGCCACCGCATACGCCATCAGTCCCGACCTGTGGCAGGCCGCGGCCGTCGACGACGTGCCCGAGGGCGGCACGGTGAGCTTCGGCATCGACATGCCTCCGGACAGGAGCGTGCTGACCATCGGAGCCGCGCTACGGTACGCGGACGGTTCGGCAATCATCCAGATGGCGAACATCAAGGACGCGCGGCAGGCGGGAACCATGTGGGCCGTGGACTGGCTCGCCGAACACTGGCCGAAGACCGCCAGCGTGGTCATCGACGCGCAGTCGCCCGCCATGAGCCTGCTGCCCGAACTGAAGAAAGCACATGTGAAGGTCACGGTGACGAACATGCAGGAGATGGGCCGAGCATGCGGCCGGTTCCTCGACATGCTCAAAGCCGGAACGCTCAAGCACCCGCGGGACGAATACCAGCCGCAGCTGGCCGCGGCCGTCAAGGGCGCCACCACGCGGCCTCTTGGACAGTCCGGCGCGATCGCCTGGAACAAACTCGGCAGTGATGTCGACATCACGCCGCTCGTGTCCACCACTCTCGCCCTGTATGGGGCGTTCACGACGAAACGACATCCGGGAAGACGACAGGAGGTGATGTTCTGATGGTGTTCTACATGGCCGACGGCACAACGGTAAGTGTCGCTCCGAAATTCACCGGCAGCAGCTACCTCGACACCGCAAGCGGAAACGTCGGCACCATCCTCGGCGTCGACGACGAGGACATGCCCATCATCCACGAACTGTTGCGCGTGTGGCGTGAGAAATACCCACGCAACCTGATCCGCGGAGCCTACTACGACTGCAAGGAACGATTCAAAGACTTCGGAATCTCCATCCCCGACCAGATCAAAAACAAGGTCGAGGCGATGATCGGATGGCCCGAACTGGCCGTCCGATCATTGAGCGACCTGAGCGACCTGGAAGGGTTCAGCGTATCCGGCGACGACACGATGGGCGTCAACGACCTGTTCGAGGACAACCAATTGGACGTGGCCACGTCAGAACTGATCGTATCCGCTTACAAGCACTCATGCAGCTTCCTGACCATCGCCGCAGACCCGGAGAATCCGGACCGGATCAGCATGATCCCACGCTCCGCCGACTGGTCCGCTGGAATCTGGGACCGACGCAACCACCGTCTGGCCGCGGCATTGACCATCACCGAGGACGACAAGGACGGACGAATCTGCGCGTTCAACGTGTGGCTCCCCGGCAAGGTCTACGAATGCTCCGGCCACCTGACCCCATGGCGGGCGGAGAAAATCGAAACGAACTTCGACCAGCCGACTGCCGTCGCGCTCGCCTACGACAGGCAGATGGACCGGCCATTCGGCCACAGCCGCATCAGCCGTTCGCTCATGAGCCTCGTCGACGCCGGATTCCGCACCGTGGTCCGCATGGAGGCGTCGGCCGAATTCTATTCCGTTCCGAAACTCTGGTTCATCGGAGCGAACAGGGACGCGTTCAGCAGCAACACATGGACGAGTCTCATCCAGGCGATCAACGCGATCACCGCGGACGAGAACGGAGAGCTTCCCCAACTGCATCAGGTGCAGCAGGCGTCCATGACGCCCCATTCGGACATGCTCAAGACCTTGGCCATGCTCGTCGCCTCGCAGACCCGAGTGCCGGTCGACAATCTGGGCATCACGTTGGACAATCCGACCAGCGCCGAGGCCATGGCATCCGCCGAACGACGGTTGACGCGCATCGCCGACAAGCAGAACGTGGCCTCGGGCGGGAACTCAAACGGGCCATGGGCATCGCCGTGGCATTGCGCGAAGGCGCGAACACGATACCCGACTCCATACGCGACGTGCATCCGGTATGGGCGCCCACAAGGGAAATCTCCGACGCGGCGCGCGCCGACGCGTTCACGAAGATCGCCGACAAGATCACCGGCTACGCCGACTCCGATGTCGGACTCGAACGTCTCGGCCTGACCCGCGAGGAAATCACCCGCCTACGCGCCGACCAGCAACGGCAGAAATCGGAACAACGCATCGACCAGCTCATGGACAGAAGCGCGGCGTCCTCGGAGGTGACGGATGGATCTGAACAATCTGGATCTGCCGGAACCGGCGAAAGCGCAGCTTCGTCAGAAACTGGAGAAACTGCATAGGGATTACGAGACTGATCTTGAGAATCTGACAGACGACGCCACCGACGCGATGGAATCCGCGAAACCGTTGGAACGACAAGACATAGTGCTCAGGTACACCCGCGATGCGTCCGAACGATCACGCAGGTACTACACTGACACCAGGAACCTGTGGCAGAAATACGCCGGCATCAAAATGCCGCCCTACGTCTCATCTACTTGCGACGAATATGAAGTGCTATACCGTCAGGTAGGCGGTTTCACTGGAACCGATTGGAATGGGCATAACTACACTAATTTGAAGCATGGCAACGCCAACGGGCTGACTGTTGAAGACCTTTGGCCCGACCTGAAGACGGTGGACGACTGGCAGCAGTTCATTGCCGACATGATGAGCAGGTCTGTACGATTGACCACGCAGAACAACCGCGACGCCGACGAGACGCATCCTGGATGGGCACGCGTCCCACGAGGCTCCAATCCTTGTGCATTTTGCGTGATGCTCGCCAGCCGAGGATTCGCATACACCAGTGAGGAAAGCGCGGACTTCGGCGGCTCTTTCCATAACGGCAAATGCCGTTGCATTCCCGTGTGCAGCTGGGGCAAGGACAAGATCTTCGGCTATGACCAAGCGAAGTATAAAGCCATGTACGATCAGGCCGTGCAAGCCATCAACGGCAACGCATTGGGAAAGAATTGGAAGTCCTCCGCCGAGGAAGCCGGAATCAAGTTGGATTCGGCCGACGCGAATGCCGTCACATTCGTTATGCGTCATAAGTTCCCTAAGCAATTGAGCGACGGGATCATGCCGAAGAAACGTGCGTCTTTCAAAGTCGAACATGATTTCACCGGCATGCGCGACGAGAAATCATTAAGCAAGAAAGGATGGGATGGAAGGCAGAAGGCGCTTGGCGTCCCAGTAGACGCAGACGTCCTTGAGATGCATGAAATCGTGTTCCTGGAACATTTCAAGTCACTCGGACAGCATTACGAATGGATTCCACGCGATACTTTGGGGCACAAATCGACGAATGACTTGAAATGGATTGAGCAAGACCTTGAGTGCGAGGTTAAGTCATCTCGGCAAAAACGCCCAGACTACGGATCCATTTCGAAGAACATCTCAAAAGCGGTATCCAAAGCCGAGCAGCATGGTGTCGTGAAGGATGCATTCATTGTGGATCTCACTGGATACTCGGCTCCGGAGAAACTGGTGACGCAACTTTCCCGCTATAACGCGCTGCATAAGAAAAACAAGATCAGACGTTTGTTCCTATTGGACAACAACGGGATGAGAGAAATCGAGCTGCAATAAAAACCCGGAGGCACTCCCGCACGAATAGGCTATTATTTCAAGTCTGCACGGGACCTCCGGTACTTCTATTTTACCAAAAACCATTGATTTCGGTGGATTGCCAGAGCAGACGAATGGACCCGACTGTAACTCGGGCGCTTCACAGCCGCGCAGGTGCGAATCCTGCATCCACCACTCGGCCAGCCATTCAGGTTGGCGGCGACCATGCGCCGTATCGCGTGGGAGGACCATACAGCGCACCGTGGCGCGGTCGAACTCGAATCCACGGGAAACAGCAAAGGAGAGCAGCATGTCCATCAGATTCCGATTCCCGGCACACATCCGTCTCATCGACGGCGGTGGCGACGAGGGCGGTTCCAATGACGGTGGCGATGGCGGTGAGCCGAGGTCGTTCACCCAGGAACAGGTCGACCAGATCGTCGAGAAGCGACTGGCCAAGGAGCGCGGCAAGTACAAGGACTACGACGAGCTCAAGTCCAAGGCCATGAAACTCGACGAGATGGAGAACGCCGGAAAGAGCGAAATCGACAAACTCAAGGAATCGAACGCGGCGCTGCGCAAGCAGATCGACGACGCCGCGGCCGAGAAGCAGCACGCGGAATGGGTGTCCGAAGTCGCCAAAGACAAGGACGTTCCGGCCGAACTGCTGCGCGGCGGAACCAAGGAGGAACTCGAGGCGCATGCGGACCTCCTGCACGCGGCGCTGCATCCGGCATCCAAGCCGCCTCAGGTGAGGAACCAGACGGGCTCTCCATCGCACCAGAACAACAACAAGGACGCCGAAGAGCTCTCGTACATCCACCAGCTCCTAGGCGAATAACCCAACCATCCGAAAGGACAAGCCATCATGGCGATGAAAACAGACCAGATCAAGCTCCCCCGTGAGCGTGGCCACCGAAATCGTGAACAAGGCCAAGGACACCAGCACCATCGCGTCCCTGAGCCCCAGCACGCCACAGATCTTCTCCGACGCGCACTACCTCGTGTTCAACGGCAAGAGCGAAGCCGAGGTAGTGGCCGAAGGCGCGGTCAAGAGCAGCTACGAGCAGACCGTGGACTCCGTCGTGGCGAAGCGCTTCAAGGTGCAGACCACCACCCGCGTCACCAGCGAACTCCAGTGGGCCGACGAGGACAACCAGCTGCAGATCATCCGCAGCATCCAGGCCGATCAGGCAGCCGCACTGGGCCGCGCCCTCGACTACGTGATCTACCATGCGATCAACCCCAAGACCGGTGAGGCGCTCTCCGGATTCGACCCATTGAGCACGTCTGCCGTGCAGGTGATCGCCACCGAGGATGAGATCGGCAACGTGGACGCTTTGGCCGACGCGCTGAACGACTCCTACGACATCAACGGTGTCGCCCTGTCCAAGACCTGGGCGTCCCGCCTGCGCAAGCTGCGCGTCCCCTCCACCGGCATGCGCTTCTACCCGGAGATCCCGCTGAACCTGCAGGCCGGCAGCCTGGACGGCATCACCGCCGCGACCTCCGGAACCGTCAACGGCCGACTGGCCAAGACCCCGACGAAGGTGCTCGCGTTCATGGGAGATTTCAGCCTCATCAAATGGGGCATGGTCCGCGATCTGACCAGCGAGATCATCGCCTACGGCGATCCGGACCAGACCGGTGTGGACCTGAAGGCCCATAACCAGATCGCATACCGCACCGAGGCGATGTACGCGTTCGCGATCATCGATCCGAAGGCGTTCGCCGTACTCAAGGCCACGGAATGAGGTGAACGATGAGTTTCCCCATCCAGACCCTTGTGGTCAATCCGTCAGGTAAGAAGAAGCATGCGATCGGACCGTTGGACGCGCAGGTGAGCCTTGTCAACAAGGATGGCACGGACTTCTCCGCCGGATCCAGCGCCTACGAGCTGCCGGCGCCGGCGAGGACACCCTCGGCGGCATTAAGCAGTACGCGCCCGAACAAGCGATCGGCAACGTCGACAGCAACATCGCCGAGGCCGCGGCGGACACTCCGACCAAGGACGAATTCGACAAACTCGTCACCGCGTTCAACACGTTGGCGAAACAGTTCGACGACACCATCGCCGGCCTCGTATCCGCCGGGGCGGTCAAACTGCCGGACAAGAAGTGACCATGACGGACGAGCCCGACATGTTCGCCACCTCCGACGATCTCGAACGGAGGTGGCACAAGCTCACCGACGAGGAACGCGAGAAAGCCGACACGCATCTCGCGGACGTGACCGACTACATCAAGGAACGCTCCCCGAACTGGCGGCGGCTCCTCGACGAACGGCCACGACTGTTGACGAAGATCACCTGCGACATCGTCCGCAGGATCATGCAGGCCGACCCGTACGACATTCCCGGCGGCATCACGCAGATGAACCAGACCACCGGCAGCTTCAGCGAACAATACAGTTTCGGAGCGCCCACCGGCGATCTCTGGCTGCGCGACGACGAGAAACGCATCCTCGGCATCAACGCGCAACGCGCGTTCAGCGTCGACATGGCAACGGGGGAGACGTCCTAGTGGAAACCATCGAAATCTGGCGCGGCCAGCCCACCACCGACACGGACGGCAACCCCATCCAGGGCAAACCCGCCCGCGTCGGCACGTTCCAGGCGCTGGTCGCCCCAACCTCCACCACCGACCAGACCGAGGAGAACGCCAGCCCGCAGACCATCGAATACACGATCCACATCCGCGGTAGCCAACCATCAGGCATCCAGGCCGCCGACCTGATCAAAGTCAGAGGCATCCTCCTGCCCGTCAAAGGCAAACCGCAAGTGTGGAACAACATCCACGGACGCCACATCGGCGACGTCATCACCGTAGGCGAACGGGAAGGATAAACCATGGCCAAACGATGCAGATTCGTATTCAACCGCAAGGCGTTCAGCCAACAGGTCCTCAAAAACGAGACATTGCGCTCGCGCATGAGGGACGCGGCCGAGGCCGCCGTAGAGGATGACCGTTGCATGGTCCGCGACCATGACGGCAAGAACCGTAGCGGCGTGGCGATCATCTGCCCGGCACCGGTGGAGAAGGCGCACGGCACGCTGGAGGACACGCTCGGAAGGATGCGCGTATGAGCATCCCGGTCACTCCCCGCCGCACGGAGCCGCTGCTCCTGCCCAAACTGAGGACACTGTTCCCGGACGTGACGTTCGACACCATCGAACGAGCCGACCTCGAACCGCCCTTCACCGAAGCCACTCTGGCCGACTCCATGCAGGGCATGAGCACCCCAATTTCGCAGTACGTGCGGCTGCGGTTGAGCGTGCGATGCATGAGAGAGGACCATACGGGCGACTGGGACAAGGCCGCACGCCTGTGGGCCGACATCGCGAGGGAGATCATCGGGCTCGGAAACGTCGCGCCGCTCATCGACGCGTCACTCGAATCCGGGCCGGTACGCATGACTGACGAGGACAAGAGGCTGGTGTGCGCGTACGGCGTGCTCCTGCTCGAGGTCACCGTCAACTGAAACACAACCAAAGACAACGTGCCGCCACACGCGAAGAACGGAAAGGTGCAGACGAATGTCTGACAACAACGAAAAAACCACCGTCGCCGCGCAGGGCGCGACCGACTACGGGTACGTGTCCAGCGGCAACACCGCCGGCAACGTGCGCCTGATCAAGAACTACGCGCTGTTCCTGTTCCCCAAGGGCGACAGCACGTTCGTAGCCCCCGACCGGAGTGAACTGGACCCCGCCGGCAAGCAAGAAGCCGATCGGCTATTCCACCGAGGACGG